CATTTAATCTTAAACTAGACAGCTCAGGTGGCGGTTGGACCGTAGGTGAACAAGTAACACAAACCTTAGCAACTGGAGTTATTATGTCGGGAGAGGTTTCCGCTTATAACGATTCAGATAAAATTGTTAGTCTTATCCATGCGGGCGCTAATGACGGTAAATATCACCAGTTTGTCACAGGGCTTAATCTAATCGGAGGCACTGACCTAAGACCAGATCAGCCAGGCACTGATGTACGCAATACAATTAATGTAAATCAAGTAACTGAAAGCCAGGGCGATTCCGATTACAACGCCCAAGGTATCTTCCAGAATACTATATTTAAAAATGAAGCAACAGGATTCTTGGACTTCTCGGAGTCTAATCCATTCGGCGAGGTTGATCAATAATGTTTGGAACTTATTTCTACCACCAAAAAATGAGAAAGTGTGTTTCGGTATTCGGTTCTCTTTTTAATAATCTATATGTTATTAGGCAAGATGCTAGTGGACAAGTTATTAATACACAAAAAGTGCCTCTTGCTTATGCTTCAAGAGAAAAGTTTTTGGAGAGAATCAGCACACATGCAAATTTAGAAGATGAAAGCATAGCAATTAAACTTCCACGTATGTCTTTTGAGATGACGTCAATAATGTATGACTCAACTAGACAACTTAATAAGATGCACAGACAAATAAAAACTGGTGATGGTCCGACAAAACGGGCTAAAATAACTGCACCAGTTCCATATATTATGATGTTTACATTGAATATATACACTAATACACAAGATGATGCTTTACAGCTTGTAGAACAGATTGTACCATTCTTCACTCCGCAATATACGGTTACTATGAAACCGTTTGCAGAATATAGTGATGTAAAGGAAGACATTCCCGTAACTCTTATGGGAGTTAATTTTACAGACGATGCAGAAGGTTCTATGGAGACAAGAAGAACCATTATGTACACACTAGACTTTGAACTCAAGATGCAGTTCAACGGACCGATTAGTACCAATAATAGTATTATCACGAAAACTATTACTGAATTTGAACTTGAGAAAATAGGAACAACTACGTTTAGACAGATCATAACTCCGAATCCAGCGGGTATTCTATATGATTCAGATTATGGATTTACACGAAATGAGTATGACTTTACAGTAAAGATTACAGATGACATCAGTTAATAAAAATATACAAAGCGATTATGACCAGTCCAAAGAAACTTATAAAGAGTTGATTGAAAAGGGCAGAGACGGTATCGACATGATGATGGAAGTTGCTCGGGAGTCAGAACACCCTAGAGCATTTGAAGTATTGTCGGGTATGATAAAAAATGTTTCAGATGTTAATGATAGATTAATGGATCTGAATAAAAAGATGAAAGACATTACTGGAGAAGAAAAAGCTGCTCGGATTGAAACAACTAATAATAATGTTTTTATTGGCACATCTACCGATCTACAAAGATTGTTGAAAGATGTTAAAGATAAAGAAGCTATTGATATAACTCCAGAGGAACATAATGGAATCAGTAAATGATGGTTATCTAGGTAATAGCCAAGTAAAAAAAGATGGTGTAATTACTGACTTTGACAAAGTTACAATTAAAGAATATCAAAAATGTATGGGAGATCCCATTTATTTTGCCAAGACTTATTGTAAAGTTATATCTCTTGATAAAGGTCTTGTTGATTTTGATCTATATCCATATCAAGAAGATATGTTCAATCACTTCCATAATAACAGATTCTCGATAGTTCTTGCTTGTAGACAGTCTGGTAAATCTATCTCATCTGTTGCTTATTTACTTTGGTATGCTATATTTAATTCAGAAAAAGTTGTTGCTATTCTAGCCAACAAAGGCGCTACTGCAAGAGAGATGTTAGCTAGGGTTACCCTTATGCTAGAAAATCTACCTTACTTTCTGCAGCCTGGTACAAAAGTATTAAACAAAGGTTCAATCGAGTTTAGTAATAATTCAAAGATTCTTGCTTCGGCAACTTCTGGTTCATCTATTCGTGGTCTATCTATCTCATTATTGTTTTTGGATGAGTTTGCTTTTATTGAGAATGATGCCACTTTCTACACATCTACATATCCAGTTATTTCATCAGGTAAAGATACCAGAATTATTATCACATCCACAGCTAACGGTATCGGTAATGTCTTTGAGAAAATTTGGTCTGGTGCGGTTCAAGGTGTTAATGATTATAAACCCTACAGAGTAGATTGGTGGGACGTTCCTGGTCGAGATGAAAAGTGGAAACAGGAGACGATTAACAACACGTCTCAACTTCAGTTTGATCAAGAGTTTGGAAATACATTCTTTGGTACTGGAGATACACTTATTAATGCTGAGACATTAATGAATTTAAGAGCAGCTGCACCAATACACGTAATTGGCGATGTTAAGATATATCACGATGTTAATCCAGGCCATGATTATGTCATGGTAGTTGATGTTGCGAAGGGAAGAGGCCAGGATTATTCTACGTTTAACGTGATCGATATTACCACCAGGCCATTTAGGCAAGTGGCCGTTTATCGCAATAATCTTATCTCTCCAATCCTCTTCCCTGATATTATATATAAGTATGCAAATGTGTACAACGAAGCATATGTTATAGTTGAATCGAATGACCAAGGATCAGTTGTTTGTAATGGACTATATCACGAAATGGAATATGAAAACTTACACGTTGAGTCTGCTATTAAAGCAAATGCTCTTGGCGTTGAAATGTCCAGAAAGATAAAAAGGATTGGTTGTTCAGCATTTAAAGATGTTCTGGAAACAGGCAGACTAGAGATTGTAGATGAGCAAACTATTTTGGAAATTTCTACATTTGAGGCTAGTGGTTCTTCATATTCAGCATCTAATGGTAACCATGACGACTTGGTTATGAACTTTGTTTTGTTTGGTCACTTTATTGGTTCAATGGCTTTCACCGATATGACTGATATTAATCTTAAAGATATGCTATTCAATCAACAAATGAAAGCCATATATGATGATATTTTACCAGTTGGCGTTATTGATAATGGTTTAGAACATGATGTTGCAGCAATAGCACCGGACAGGGGTAATTGGTCTATAGAAAAAGACTGGCGGAATGATGGGTTTTAAAATCTTATAAATAAAGATAATAATTGAAAATTCGTATTATGAATCCGCATATTAACTAAAGGAACGCAAATATGGCTATTGGAACACCCTCCCAATCACCAGCTATTATCGTCAAAGAGATTGACTTATCGGGTGTAGTACCCAATGTTCAATCTACTACAGGCGCAATAGTTGGTAATTTCCGTTGGGGTCCTATTGGAGAAAGAGTTAAGATTGGTTCAGAAACCTCTCTTGCCGCTGCCTTCGGTAACCCTGATACAACAAACACAATTGACTTTCATACTGCCGCTTACTATCTCAGATATTCAAGCGACTTGTTTGTTACTCGTCAAGCAACTGGAGCTGCAATTAACGCACATCACTCTGCAGCTACTGGAACAAACCCACTAATTAAAAACAGAGCCGACTTTGATGCCAAATTGGCAGGTCTGGACTCGGACGGTCACACATTTATTGCTAAATGGGCCGGAGCATCAGGTAACGGAATTAGAATTTCCGTATGCCCATCAGATACAACACAGTTTAACAGCTGGGCTTATAACTCATCTTTTGATAGAGCACCAGGTTCATCGGTCTTTGCATCAGATCGTGGCGCTTCGGACGACGAAGTACACATTGCAGTCATTGATGAAAATGCAAGCTTTGGTTCAAAAGATGCTGTTCTTGAAATCTTCCCTCACGTATCTATTGCGTCAAACGCAAAGAATGCAGATGGTTCATCTAACTTCCTCAGAGACGTTGTAAATAACGGATCTAACTATGTTTGGTGTGCAGGTTTCGATGCAGCTTATACTACAGCTGGAGCAAATACTACTATTGATTCTGGAGACGATTTCAGTCTATCATCCCCTGCAGTTGTAAACTATGACATGGTTACAGGCGTTAACTCTGCTGCCTTAACACCTAGTGAATATGCACTCGGTCATGATATTTACGAAGATGCAGATACAGTCCAAGTTGACTTCTTAATTGCACCTGGTATGGCTACTTCCGCTGATCAGGCTACAGTTACAAATGATCTAGTTGCGATTGCATCAGCACGTAAAGATTGTTTAGTTGTTTCTTCGCCTAACAGATCGGCTGTTGTTGGAGTTAATAATCCAGCTACTATTACAACTAATGTAACTACTACTGCGAACACATTTACATTCAAGAACAACCTGGTAGTTGATAATAACTATCTAAAAGTTTACGATAAGTATAATGATCAATATATTAAAATTCCTGCTGCTTCATCTACTGCCGGTATTATGGCGGCCGCAGATGCTAATGCTGCTCCATGGGTTTCACCAGCTGGTGCAAGACGTGGTAATTATCTGGGTATTACTTCAATTGAATATAGCCCAAATAAAGGTCAGCGTGATACACTGTATAA